TGGCGAACTGGTTGAGAAAGGCTCAAAAGAGCATTACGAGAGCCTTGGCCCAATGGTGATGCCAGACATTCAACCCTACAAATCCATGATTGACGGGTCAATGATTACGAGCCGGTCAATACATCGGGAACACTTGCGTCAACATAATTGCTTTGAAGTGGGCAATGAGAAGATGGAAACCAAGTTGCCACCACCAAAAGATACACGCAGGGAAGTCATGCGGCAGCAACTGGCGAACATGACGCATAAACAGGCAAATCAAGTTCTTTCACAACTACGCCGTAAATTTACCTAAAGGGGTATGCAATTGGAAAATCCTGAATTAGACCGTCGAGAGTTACTGTCACAGCAGTTCGACGAAGTTCAGAACGAAGCACCAGTCGAACAAGCAAAAACGCAGGCAGAACCCGATCAAGAAGCGCCAGAACCGCCAGTTTGGGAGCGCCCACCAGCATCGTGGAAGAAGGACTATCACGAAGCCTGGACAACCGCTGATCCAAAGCTAAAAGAATACGCTTGGAAACGTGAAGAAGAAATGAGAGCAGGGGTTCAGCCTTTGCTCAGTAAAGCTCAATATGCTGACCAAATGCAGCAAGCCATTGAGCCGTACATGAATAACATTCGTGGCTTAGGCATTGAAGCACCACAAGCGGTCAAAGCCTTAATGGAGGCTGATAACGTCTTGCGCCACGGATCGCCACAGCAGAAACAGGCTTACTTTGCACAATTAGCGCAACAGTACGGCATCAATATGGGCGAAACTCAGTTTCAACCTACTGATCCCAACTTTTACGCCATTCAAAACGAGCTTGCACAAGTTCGTGGCGAGGTGTTAAATTGGAAGCAACAGCAGGAAAATGCACAGAATCAAGCGCTTTTGCAAGAAATTGACCAGTTTCAAGCAAAAGCAGAGTATTTTGAGGAAGCACGACCAACAATGATCCAGTTGCTTAACAGCGGCGTGGCAAAAGACTTGGATGATGCGTACCAAAAGGCAATACGCCTAGATAACGACCTGTTTACAAAACATCAGCAAGCCTCACAGGGTCAAGCAGATGCAGCGAAACGGGAAGCATCGAACAAAGCAGCGAAAGCAGCTAGGGCGGCAGCGGTCAGCGTTAAAAGTTCCACACCAGGGGCAGCGACGAGTACCAAAGCGCAAGATAGGCGTTCATTATTGATGGAACAGTTTGACAATCTTAATGAGCGTTTTTGATAACCTAATTGGAGATTACTATGGCATTTGCCAATAGCTCAATTTCGGACATCATTGCGACCAACATTCAAAGCCGCACTGGTGAACTTGCTGACAACGTAACAAATAACAACGCTATACTGCGCCGTTTGAAAGAACGTGGCAACGTAAAGACGTTTTCTGGCGGTAACGTAATTTTGCAAGAAATTATGTACCAGGACGCCGCAACCGACAACACCAATAGCTATTCAGGCTATGAAGTTTTGAACGTTTCGCAAAACAGCCCAATTTCTGCTGCTCAATTCTCAATCACCCAGTACGCTGCGGCAATTTCGATCAGCGGCTTGGAAATGATTCAGAACAGCGGTAAAGAAGCAATCATCGACTTGCTAGATGGTCGTATGATGGTTGCCGAAGCACAATTGGCTAACCGTATTTCGGGTGACATTTACCTAGACGGTACAGGGAACTCCGGGAAAAATATCACCGGACTCGGGGCCGCAGTCCCGGACGCACCAAGCACAGGCACATACGGCGGCATCAATCGTGCATCGTTCTCGTTTTGGCGTTCGGCTAAGTTCTCAGGCGTGACAGATGGCGGTTCAGCTACTTCAGCATCAAACATCCAGTCATACATGGATGCTCTTGCTGTTCAGCTGATTCGTGGAACTGACAAACCTGATCTTATCGTTTGCGACAACAACTATTACAAGCTGTATTTGCAATCGTTGCAGTCAATCCAACGCATCTCTGACGGTGGCAATTCGGCAGTTGGCGCAGGCTTTGCATCGTTGAAATACTACGGCGCTGGTATGGCATCAGATGTGATCTTAGACGGTGGTATCGGTAACGATGCAACTGCCAATCATATGTGGTTCTTGAACACTAAGTACATCATGTTCCGTCCACACGCTGATCGTAACTTCGTGCCAATCGGTGGTGAAAGACAAGCCGTAAATCAGGACGCCGTGGTCAAGCTCATTGGTTTTGCTGGCAATCTTTGTTCTTCAGGCCCGCAATTCTGCGGCGTTCTGATCGCTTAAAGGAAACCATCATGGCATATACATTTGACGAACCTCGGATCGGGGTTTTAAATATCGATCAAACGGACTCTGGTGTTACAACCGCAGGCGGCACGACTATTCCTACGCCACCAGCTGTACTAGGTTCAATTGTTCGTGCATTTGATCCAACTTACGGCGAGGGTGAGTTCATCCTGCTACTAGGCGTGGCATCAACTGTTGTTGGTTCGGTTGTGCGTTACAACGCTACAACTTATCAAACAACTTTGGTTGTCAACACCGCCGTTCAAGACGTGCCTGTTGCAGTCGCTATGTCGGCTTGCACAGCGGGTCTTTATGGTTGGTATCAGATTGCTGGTAATGCAGTCATCAAGAAAACTGCTGTGACCGTTGCACCTAACGTCACGCTGTTCTTGTCGGCTACAGCCGGTCGTGTAAAAGTCTTGGCATCTGCCGGTTTGCAAGTTGTTGCTGCTCGTTCAGCCAACCTGACTACCGTTACTTCCACGACTTCAACCATTACCGTGACAATTAACCGTCCACATCTCCAGTCACAGATCACCTAAATGATTGAAGCTGTACTTGATGTTGTAGGGAACACAAAGCCTGACGTTTTGTTGGGCAATGTGCAGCGATCCGTAAAAAGGTCGCTGCCTTGGTTTGATTTTGACGAGTCACGCCAAGGCAGCGTCTGTCTTGTTGGTGGTGGGCCAAGTCTGGTTGACACGATTGACCAGTTGAAAGCCCGTCATCAAAACGGCGCAAAAGTATGGGCAATGAACGGTTCTTACGATCATTTGCAAAGCCAAGGCATCATTCCTGACGTAATGGTGATGCTTGACGCTCGACCAGAGAATGTGAGATTTGTTCAGAATCCACAGCAATCGACTACGTTTTACATCACTAGCCAATGCGACGATGCAGTATTTGATGCGTTGGAAGGTTACAAAGTGGTGTTAGTACACGCTAATACGCCTGGCGTTTATGAGTTGCTTGAGCATGAAAAAACTCGACCAGTTCACTTGATGGGCGGGTTTACGACTGTTGGTATCTTGTCGTTGATATTGGCTAAGTTGCAAGGGTTTCAGCGCATCTTTATGTTTGGCATGGATTCAAGCTACCGAAATGGCGAACATCATGCTTACAAACAAGAAAGTAATGACGCAGAACGTGTAATTGACGCTATGATTAACGATGTGACGTACAAGTGTGCGCCGTGGATGGCACAGCAGGTAACAGATTTTCAGAATGTCGTGGCAGGCTTTGAAGATGTTACGATTGAAGTATGTGGCGATGGGCTTTTGCACCAAATGGCAAAGGCAATGAGTAATTAACTTAAAGGATTATCATGGCATTTCCCTCAAGAATTCAAGGCGCAGGCAACTCGCCACTATCTGCTTCAACAATTTGCGGTGACGGTGCAACTGGCTTAGTCGCAACAGGTTCAACTGCATCAGATGCGTTGCAAATCTCAGCCGTTAATAACACAATTACCACTTCGTCTGCATCAACTGGCGTCAAATTGCCACCAACTGAAGTTGGCGCACAGGTCATTATTCGTAATGATTCTGGTCAAACAATTACAATTTATCCGTACAATACAAGCAGCACAATTAACGCAGCTGCATCAAGCGTAACGGTTGCAACAGCAAAAACAATTCTGTTGGCAGCAACTTCCGCAACTACATGGGTTTCAATCACAGGGGCATAAATTGGGCTTAGACAGCGACATTCACAGCGCAGACAACCATTTGCACGTTGAATTTTACGTTTACGACAAAGAACCGTATAAAGAAAAGCCGTTTGTCAGAATTACAGTACCAGGCGATAAGACGAACATTGTTGACCAACCCGTTCGGGAAGATCATAAAAGACGTTTTCCTCGCCAATGGTTGCACTTTCAGATGCAAAACAACAACGCTGAAGTTATTGGCGTACCGTTGGAACAATGGGTAAAAGACGATCCTGAGAACTTTAACGATATGCAGATGGCAGAATTGCAAATCTTTAAGTTCCAGACCGTTGAGCAAGTTGCTACCGCTACCGATAACCAATTGCAGCGTATTGGCATGGGTGCGATGGGCTTGCGAGAGTTGGCAAGGCGTTATTTGCAAGTTAAAAACCAATCTTCTAGTCAAACTGAGATTGAACACACCAAGCAGGAACTTGCTCAAGTCAAAGAGCAAATGGCGGCTTTGATGGCTCAGTTGTCGGAAAAGAAGGTTGGGAGGCCAAAAAAAGAGGAATAAATGTCATCAACGATGCTACAGCTAGTCACCCAAGTTACCAATGAATTGGGTGTATCAACGCCAACTACTGTGGCATCGAATACGAACCAAGATGTAATTCAAATCTTGGCGTTGATGAACGCAGCTGGCTACGAGTTCTTGCGTAGACACGACTGGCGGGAATTAACAAAACGCTACACGTTTACGAGTGAATACACTCAAACAACGGGTGATGTAACCGAAAACACCTACACCATTACAAACATTCCAAGTACCGCAGGCTTAGATACAACGTATCAAGTCGTTGGCAACGGTATTTCAAACGCTTGTTATATCGAATCGGTAGACTCAGGTACACAAGTTACCGTTAATCTACCCTCAACGGGGACGTATGTAGGCGCTACGATTACCTTTGAAAAGGTGATGTATGCCTTACCCTCAGATTACGAATCGGCTGTCCCAAGGACTATGTGGGATCTCAGCAAACATTGGGAAATGCTAGGGCCGGAGAGTCCACAGCAATGGGAATGGTTGCTTTCAGGGTTTATCTCAACTGGCCCACGCATCCGGTGGCGCTTGCTAGGAAAATACTTTCAGATCTGGCCTGGCGTTTCCACTAACGAGCTTCTTGGCTACGAGTACCGATCAAACGGTTGGGCATTATCGTCAACTGGCACGGTCAAGACTTCATTCACCGTTGACACCGACACTTGCATTTATCCTGACCGACTGATGGTGTTGGCTACAAAACTCAAGTATTTTGAGGCGAAAGGCTTTGATACGACAGCCATGTTCCGTAACTATCTTGAGGAATTTGAGATTGTTCGGGCGCAGGATATGTCGGCGGCTAACTTGTCGTTTGCACCACGACCAGGCACAGTTCTGATTGGATATGATAACGTGCCCGACACAGGTTATGGGGTTAACTAACGTGTGCCCAAGACTTTCTAGATTTAATTTCAGAAATAACGGATTGGCTAACTCCGTGTTCAATTGCAATAATTCTATGAA